TTACAACAATTGATGATCATGGTGACTTTGGGTATGTTGGTGACGACACCGAAGATCATGGTCAGGTATGGTTGGGTGCTACCAATGGTGGTGCTGCAAATGGATTCATTACATTCGGTGGTGAAGTATTTGAGATCTTCAAACCAGCATTTGCACATATTGGTGAAGGTTCACTATTTACTACCAATGGTGCTGCAGAATGTGTTACTACAACAGAGTTTGGAGAGGACACATCACTTGGTGATCTAAGTGGTACTCATTCTATAGCAAGAACATTCAGTGAGGTTGGAACTGGTTCTATCTTTACTGTTGTTGGTGGTGCTGAGTCTAGAACTTACAACTATGATATCAACCTCACCGCCATAACATTCCAAGATGATAATGGTCTAGTAACAGATAGTGCTACTACAATTGATGATCAAGGTACGGTTCATCCACCTCAAGATGGTGGTGAATATGATTATGGATCTATTTGGATTGGTCTTGGAAGTCAACTATGGAGAGCTGATGATACTGTATCTGCTTCTGGATCTGTTCATCTTGGTCTAATAGGTGATACCGTTGGTATTGCTAGAACATTTGGACATATTGCTTCTGGATCACTATTTGCTACTGGTGGTGCAGCAGAGGTTGTTGTATACGACTACGAAGATACAACTCTATACGATATCTTTACTGCACCTCAGTTTATTGGTAACACCTATGCATTCTGCTGGAGTTACACAGGAACAGGTAATATCAATTCACTTGGTGGATGTGCGGAATCTAGAACATGGCATTACAGCGATACTTTACCATCTGTACTTGTTGTTGATGATGAAGGTAACATCGTTGATGCTACAACAGTATTTGCCGATTACGGTAACCTTGGTGTTACCTTCGGTGGTGAAGAAGACTACGGTTCCAACAACACACTTGCACATCCTGGTCTTGCTGCATCTGGTACTTACACAATTAGTGGTGTTGCAAGTACTCCATTCGTATGGAGAGGTGGATGTGAAGGTGGTACATATCTAGTTTCTGGTGAAGGAATAGAAAGACCTACAACAGCTCTAACTGGTGAAGGTACTGTATACATTTACACTGCTCCAGCATCTGTTGGTAACACATATGCATTTACTTGGGGTCATGGATTTGTACAGTCTGGATCTCTATTCAGTGCTGGTGGTGCTGCTGAGTCTACAACAACCAACCCACCAGAGGATACATTACTCTACACAGTTGCTGGTACTAGAATATCAGAACGTCAGACATTTGCAGAAACCGCATCTGGATCTATTACTCTATCTGGTGCTGCAGTTGAAAGACAGACAGATGGTTGGATAGGTTCTGGATCTGTTACTTTATCTGGTACTAAGGTAGAGGCATTTGCTAGAGCTCCTTACGTTGGTTCTGGATCACTATTTACTGCTGGTGGAGCATCAGAAGTTGTTGCTGTTCTTGAGGTTGGTATTGGTCTA